GCTCCGGGAACAACTGGCAACGTTCTTACGTCTAATGGTACGACTTGGACTTCTTCGTCATTGCAATCTGGCGGCACAATTGTTGGTGCGCCCCGTATTTTAACATCCGGAACGTCTTATACTCCTTCAAGCGGCACAACCAAAATTTACGTTGAATGCGTAGGCGGCGGTGGCGGCGGCGGCAACGGACCCGGTGGCGGCGGTGGCGGTGGTGGAGGCGGTGGCGGTGGTGGAGGATACACCGCAAAATGGTTTACGGGAATTTCATCAAGCACTTCTTACACCTATGCTATTGGAGCAGGTGGAACGGTTCCCGGCGGAACAGGCGGCAGCACAACTTTCACAGTTAGCGGAACTACAATAACCGCAGCAGGTGGTTCTGGTGGGCAAACTGGAAGTAGCGCAAACGACGGCGAAGGTGCTGGTGGTGCTGGTGGCGCTGGCTCCAACGGAGATTTAAATTCTTATGGAAACGGCGGTATGTGCGGCGCGGTCGGCAATGGCGGAAGTTATGGAATTGGCGGTTCCGGCGGCGGTAGTTTTTTTGGTGGAGGAGCATACAGCAACAAATCTGGAAACGGCCCAAGCGCCAATGCATTTGGCGGAGGCGGTGGCGGTGGTGGATATGGCGGCAGCAGCACTGGCGGGACAGGCTACCAAGGCGTTATCCGCATAACGGAGTACACCTAATGCAATATACGTGGGAGTTCCCACAATTCATTGTTAACCCATCCGTTGATGGCCTAACTGATGTAGTTACGGCTATTAATTGGGTTTGCACGGGTACGAATGGCTTGGTTACCTCATCAAGTTCTGGTACAGTACAATTGGGTTCGCCAAATCCTGCGGAATTTGTCCCATATGCGGACATTACACAGGCAATGGCTTACCAATGGGTGTCGCAATCTATCAGCATGCCGGGGGTTGAGGCTGGAATAGCTAATCAAATAAACCAGATTTCTACACCACAAGTACAGCCACAGAATCCGCCATTTTAGGAGAAAACAATGGATAATCTTGAACTTGAACTTAAACTGACCGTAGCCCACGTCAACACCGTGTTAAAGCATTTAGGTGCAGGTGCTTATGCGGAAGTGGCAGAATTGATTAATTTGCTGCACGGCCAAGCAAAGCCGCAGATTGAATCTGCCGCCACGCCTGTTGCACCTGTGGAAGAGCAGACAGCCCAATAAGGATGACCTATGACAACTGGCCTTACGTATAGCAGTTACGTTCAGCAAATCGCTACGTTGGCGGTTGTCCCTACAACTGACACTAATTTCCAGATCATTTTGCCCCAAGCAATTTCTTACGCAGAATTGCGTATGCAACGTGATCTGGATTTTCTTTCCGCTCAAGTCTACGATAGCACGTCGTTTACAACAACTCCAAACAATAACATCGTAACAATACCAACGGCGGCATTTATTACGCTCCAAACGATTCAAGTTAATAATGGCGGCGTAAACTATCCTTTGTCCCCTGTGGCTAAGGAATATATTCAAAACGTGTTTAACAGCACGGCCAGCGCAGGAGTTCCAAGTGTCTTTGCTGTTTATGGAGGCGATTCGGCCACGACTGGAAATACAAGCCAGTACATTCTCCTTGGGCCGTATCCTAACGCAACTTATTCACTGACGTTGACGGGGACGATCCATGCGTCGTCCCTGTCGGCGACCAATACAACCACGTTCATTTCCACCTACCTGCCGGATTTATTTATAGCCGCCAGCATGGTTTATGTGGGTGGTTTCCAGCGTAACTTCTCCACAACTGGCGCTGATCCACAAATGCCTATTAACTGGGAACAGCAATACCAAACGCTTCTTAAAGGAGCGACCGTTGAAGAATACCGGAAGAAATTCCAATCATCTGCATGGGGTTCGCAATCTCCTTCGCCTATTGCTACACCGCCAAGGGGGTAAGCGATGGCCCACGCAACACTTAAACTCATTCCGGGTGTTGATGTAATTAAGACGCCGACCCTGAATGAGGCGGCTCTTTCTTCAACTAACCTTGTCCGTTTTATGCCGGACCGCAATAACCTTGGCCTTGTTCAAAAACTAGGTGGATGGGTCACATATTTTAATACCGCTTATTCTTCAAAGATTCGGGCATTAAAGGGTTGGGCTGACCTTAACGCAGTCAATCATTTGGCTGTCGGGGCGGAATCGTCTTTAAATGTGTTAACAAGTGGCAACAATATTAATATTACCCCACAGACATCCGTTACCAATACGTCGCCTAATTTTTCAACGACTTCCGGCTCTACTACCGTGACGGTTGTGGACTCTAACATTACCGCATCGATTTTGGATTACGTTAACTACGTAACGCCCGTATCGGTTGGCGGCATTGTATTAACAGGGTCGTATTTAATCCAAACGGCTGCCAGCACAACATACACAATTACGGCGGCATCACCAGCAACCTCAACCGTGACCAGCGGTGGAGCATCTTATACGTTTTCTACCACAAGTGGATCGTCTGTTGTTACTGCCGTTTTGAATAACCACGGGTATTCAGCGGGTTCTCAATTTTACGTTGGTGTTTCCACAACCGTTGGCGGTTTAACTCTTTTTGGCCTTTATACGGTTTTGTCCGTTACAAATGCTAATACGTTTACATTTTCCGCTCAAAACAGCGCAACATCTACCGCTGGGCCTACCTCCATTAATAGTGGCAATATTAATTCTAATTTTTATGTAGCGATTGGTCCGCAGCCCGCTGGAACGGGATTTGGTGTGGGTGGCTTTGGTACGGGTGGTTTTGGTCTTGGTACGACACAACCATCCGTACCCGGTACGGCTATTACCGCAACAGACTGGTCTTTAGACAACTTTGGTGAAAATTTAATTGCCAATCCTACGGGCGGGGCTATCTATTTTTGGTCGCCATCTGGTGCGTTGCAAAATGCACAGATTGTTGGTGGACAAGCACCATTGGTAAATGATGGGTGCTTTGTAGCGATGCCACAGCGGCAAGTCATTGCATGGGGGTCGTCGTTTACGCTTCAACCGGACCCGCTATTGATTCGTTGGTCTGATGTCGGCGATAGTTCTGTCTGGATAGGAACCGCCACCAATCAGGCGGGTTCTTACCGTATTCCGCAGGGTTCCAAGATTGTTACGTGCTTACAGGGTCCGCAACAAGGTTTAATTTGGACTGACTTGGACCTTTGGTCCATGCAATATATCGGTGCGCCATTGGTGTACGGATTCAACAAAATCGGCTCCAACTGCGGTGCGATTAGCCGTAAATGCGTCGGCCAATTGGGCAATAGCATTTATTGGATGTCCCAGAAACAGTTCTTTGTTAATGCTGGTGACGGCCCTAAGCCGCTGCCATGTCCTGTCTGGGACGTTATTTTCCAGAATCTAAAATCAGGAAATGATGGCAATGGCATCCCTTATACACAGCATATCCGTTGCGCCCCTAATTCACAGTTTAACGAAATCATGTGGTTCTACCCCTCCGCAAACGGAACCGGAGAAAATGACTCATACGTTAAATTCAATACAGTACTCAATCAGTGGGACTTTGGCTCTTTGGGTCGTTCTGCTTGGATTGATCAATCTGTCCTTGGGCCTCCCATTGGTTCTGGCACTGATAGCTACTTATATCAGCATGAAGTAGGAAACGACGCGGCGGTTGGGAACACGACAACCGCTATGCAATCTTCCATGCAAACGGGTTTCTTTAGCATTGCTCAAGGTGACCAGATCATGTTCGTGGACCAAATCTGGCCCGACATGAAATGGGGAACGTATTCTGGCAACCAAAATGCCACCGTGTATGTAACATTGTATTGGACCAACTATGCGGGCGATGCGACGGTTGCAACTGGGTCGTATTCAGGGTTTCCAAGCAATTCTGTGTTTTCCGCCACGTTCCCAATGACACAAGCAACGGAATACATTTCTTGCCGCATCAGGGCGCGTTTGATTGCGGTTAATATTTCATCCAACGACGTAGGCACATTCTGGCGGCTTGGCGGCATACGCTACCGCGCAGCACCTGATGGGAAATACTAATGGCTTCTTTAGACGATATTTTGTCGGCCCAGAAAAATGGTGTTGTGGCACTTAGTTCTATAGCAAACTACGATGGTTTGCGGACGGGATACTACGGTTCCAAAAACACCAAAGAAATAGCAGCCGCTACCACTCAGGTAATAAAGACCTCATCTGGCTGGTTAGCGACAATTTCCGTCATAGCCGCAGGGTCTACGACTGGATACATTTACGATACCAATAATTCCTCCCTTCTTTCAGGAAACAGAATTTACGCCATACCATCAACTTTAGGGATTGGTATATACCAAATACAAATACCGTTTGCGACGGGGCTTACAATTGTGACGGGAACGGGGTCAATTGTTTCCTTGACATATACCTAACAGGACTATCGAAATTTTAAATTTTAGTGTAATTCTATGGAATTACGGAGGCTACGATGAGCGACATGTACGGCAATGAAGACGATCCAACCAACGGAGGCTCATACCTGCCGTCGCTCCCTAAGCTGTATCAAAAGATTTTTGCCCAATTAGGCATGAATGGGCCAGCAAGACAGGCGGATACGTCTACCCTTGTCCCGCCACAGGGTATGCAGGATTTTTACAATTCTGCATTCAGTGCTTTAGGTTTCCCGCCATCTCCCCGCAATCCTAACAGAATACAGCGGTATCCTGACCATCCGGGCGCGGCTCAAGCCGGATTGGGGCCATATGGAAGAGTATCGCCGCCTAATCAAAATTATGGTGTTGGGTTAGATTTTTCTGGTTACTCTCCTACAAATGCAGTAAAAATTAATAGGAATATTAACCAAACGTATGGTTCAAGGGGTTACGGCGCTGGTCCCTATGCGTCCTCCCAACAATACCCAGATAAACAAATATTTTCTGACCAGCCCAGCGTAGGCGATTTCTCGACCATGCCTGTTTACCCGCAGCGTCAGTCCCGCCCACCAATGTATACGCCGCCAGAGGCAAATGTGCCTATGCCGTCTTTTGCAACAGGTAGGGCATCGCAACAGGTTACTGATCCGCTGCAACGCACAATGCTTGGATTGGATGACGATGGAACGGAAACAACGCAACCATCCGGCGGGTCGCAGCTTGCTGATCCACGGGCTGTTAGGGCGTTAGACCCATCTGCACGTCCTTATCGCCAACGTCCTGATGAAGGCGGCGGCTCCGACAATGCTCCTTTAATTACCAGTGG